GCCATCTCAGGGTCAGCAACGTCATCCGCAGGTATCACTTTGCCGCTAGGCTTGTTGTACCGCTGGTCGTTGGTGACTTGCCGCACGTGTTGTGGCAGCTTGTTAATAGTCAGGCAGGGACGGGCGTTGATCGTCTGCCCTTGCACCGCCCCGCGAGTCGCCAGTACATCAGCAGGCCACTGCCACTGGTTGTCTGGACTACCCGCCATAAACCGCAGATCATCAAGTTCATTACCCCGGCTCTCACTGTATGCATCCACCGCTATTGTCATGCGCGAACGCATGGTGGAGAGCATATCGCTGTACTCTACGTCATCGCCCCCACCAACATCGGCAACCTTGCCAACCTTGTTAATGCCGGTGTAGTCAACCATTATTTTTTCTTACCTTTAGGGGTGGACTTTTCAGCTTCACGCTTAACAGCATAGGCAATGGCTACGCTTTGTTTAATCGGTTTTCCCGATTTTACTTCCGCCGCAACATTTTTACTAAATGCAATTTTACTTGAGTTTTTGATAAGTGGCATTTTGTGGGCCTCGTTCAACGTAATCAAGGATAACATCAATGTGTTTCTCAAACCATCCTAGCCGAGTGTTGCATTGCTGGCACAAAACGCCTCGATAAGTTTTTGGTATTTTATGGTCAATGCACATTTTGCTTGCTTTTTGGCCGCAAATTTCGCATTGTTGTGACCGCAAATACGTGGTTTCTTCAAGACTTAGCCCATATTTTTTCTTGACATCATACCGAAGCTGATTTAACCGCAAGTTTGCAGGCAACGTCCCATTGTTTGCAAACTTGTGTTTCATTACTTCTTCTTAGCCGTCTTGGCCGAGTCTTTGAAGTCCTTGGCGCTAGGTGCTGCCTTGCTGCCGACTTTGTTCATCTTCTCACCAGAGCCAGCCTTGATGCGGTCTTGCTTGGCATTGATGTTGGCATAGAGACCGGGTTTGGTAGATTTCATGTTTAGCACTTCCATCTAGTTAATGATGCTGCCTTGCGGGTAGGCTTGCCTTTTTCGTCCTTCATTGGCCCTGGCATATTTGACATTCTTGCACAAAATGAATCCTTGCGGCCCTGATCGGCCTTGGTCTTAGGGTTAGGCGCAGGAGCCTTTAAGTTAGAGCCAGTGGCTGCATTGTAGACAGCCCTACCCTTGGCAGTCAAACCAGCGCCCTTGGACGTTGGCAGCTTCTCACCACGCCCAACTGATAGAGATACACCTTTTTTCATGACCCCATCCATCCAGTAGACACTGCCGAGTGATCCGAGTACCTGCGCGGCGCGGCTTCACGGTACTCCCGATGCGCCACAGGGAACGCAAACGTCACACAGATCGCATCCGCAGCGTCTGGACTAGCTAAACCCCGTGCTTTCATCTCTTTCTTGCTCTCCAAGAAGATCGTACCCCGTGAGTCAGGCTTCATCAGGGGGCTAATTAGGTCTGTTTTCAAAAACCTATCGTGCGGAATACTAGCAGATTTGAGCCAGTCCTTCATATCCCCCCACATCTGCGCCCTCATATTTCCATACATTATCGGGTTTTTTGACTTGTTCCCAAAGTTTACACCCTTTATCTTGTACCGCTGCTCCTTCAACCTATCCACAATCCCCGCCCCCAACCCACCTTCATCAATCACCACCATCGCAGGCTTGTACTCTTCCATCGCCTCAATGATATGCCCCACCACTGTCATGGTGTCATCACCTCTATACTTCTTGATTGACACAATATCCCGCCCCTGCCGCACCGCAATTACCGTAGCATCCGCCCCAAACCGCGCTGGGTCAACGCCGATAATGATTGGGGCGCTGCCATCTTTGTATTTCGGTCTTTTCATCGCCTCATCCACCACATCTGACGGTATAAACTGGTCATCCCCCGCCCGTGGGAACTCACCATACACCTCAACGTGCGCCTGGGCGCTGTCTGGGCCGTACTCCGCAATAATCCGCTCATAAACCGCCTTGTCCGTCCCCTCCACCGTCCGCGCATCCACCACTTTAGTCGCCCAAAAGTCCCTCTTTGAGTGAAAAGTCTCGTAAAAGTACCCCGTGTTGCGCCGTGGGTTGCTAAACGCCAGCCAAAAACGATTCGGCGTGTTCTCCGTAAAAAATCCACCAGTGACAGACCAGATCGAATCATCAATACCACTGGCTTCGTCAAAAATCACCAGCACACCATCAAAATTGTGCACACCAGCATAGGCATCAGGGTTCTCCGCTGACCACAGCCTGCCTTCCACACCCCAATACCTCGTACCCTTCTTTAAATCCTGCTCCACCAGGTCAGTCAACCACTTAGCCGGCGCCACTCTGGTGGCACTAACTTCAAACCAGTGGCTGTTCAACCCCATAGCCAGCCACTTGGTTATCTCCGCCCAAGTAATACTGCGTAACTGATTCTCCGAGTTAGCCGAAATGATGGTTGTCGAGCCAATCCTTGTTGACGCCATCCATATAGTCAGCCAACTGACCAACGCCGACTTACCAATACCACGCCCAGAAGATATTGCTTCTTGCAGTACAGAGTAGTCTACTTTGCCATTATTCTTTGCAATATGCTCAGTAATATCTTGCAATACTTCCCTCTGCCATTTTCTTGGGCCAGAGAAATACTCCAATGGAGTACCCTTAACTCCCCAAGGAAATAGATACTTAACAAAAGCCAGAGGATTATCTTTTAATGCAGGACTCCAAAGTACCGCCATTAATTCCTGCTCATCTTCTGGTTTATATATAGTGGTTTGCATAATATTAATAAAAAATAAAAATTGTTCGTGAACGCTCCGTAGCTGTGACCATCGGCGCTCGGCCCTGCCACCCCCCCCTAAGTAAGCACTCACTAACATCCTGGTTAGTAAGCACTAACTAACATCATCCTCGCCTTGCACAGCTTGCACAATGGATGCACTGATGCGTGGTGTAACGTCTACAACGTCCACTAGGCGGGACTGTGCAGCTTGCAAGGCACCACTAATAGATATACGGGTATCGGACACTTGGACGTCTAACCTATCCCCATAGACCTTTGGTGCCAGCTTAGAGGCTCTCCAACGCATTGAATCAAGCACTACCCTGGCAGCATGGCTGTCCATCGTGCCGGCGCTTACAGCCTCTTCCACGGCCTCCATACGGTCAAACAACGTATCGGCTTGAGCAGTCCGGGCGCGCGCGTACCTGACGGCAAACTGGCCGTCCGAAACGATCCACCGTTGAACCGTCCTGAAATCTGGCATTCCATCATCTTGGCAAACCTGACGTAACGACCTGCCAGTCTGGATTGCTTCAACGACCTTTTCCTGTATCTCTGTAACTTCATCCGTCGCATACGCCATGTTAGTAACCCCTAACTTAATTTACTAACCCCATAGTCAGCAATGCACCATTTTAAGCACAATGGTCTTACACAAATGCACACTCCTTAAGGAGTGTGTGCATACAGTGTAAGGGTATACCCTTGTTTTGTCAGATTCTTACACAATGCATTGTGCATACATTGTGTAAGAAATGTAAGGGTAAACACCTAGTAAATAGTGCGATAAAGATTGTTGCACCATGCTTGACTGCGATAGAATCTGTTACATGGTGAAGCAATAGTGCAGCACCTAAACCAAGGATAGACATGGAGAATAAAACGGTAGCATGGTCCACAATGCTGCAAGATGCAGTCACTCAACCCGGCATCATCAGCAGTGCATACAGTGCATTCCACAATTACAGCATGGGAAACCAACTGCTAGCATGGTCCCAGCTTACAGCCCGTAACATGGGTTTGTCACCACTGGCAACCTACAAACGATGGTCCGAGTTGGGACGGCAAGTTAAAAAAGGCGAAAAAGCCATTGCTCTGGTTATGCCTGTCACTATCAATAAAAAAGATGGTGCAGGCGAAAAGACTGGTGAATGCTTCCAATGGTTCACCCTTAAAAATAACTGGTTTTCCCTTGACCAGACCGAAGGGGCGGAATTTGCCAATGAAACCATTACACCAGCATGGAATGCTGACAAGGCATTGAAAACCCTTGATATTACATTGATTCGGTTTGATTCTGCATCGGGTAACTGCCAGGGCTATGCCACTGGCAAAAATATCGCCATTAACCCAGTAGCTGCACTGCCACATAAAACCCGGTTCCATGAGTTAGCCCATGTTGTTTTAGGTCATACCCTTGAAAGCACAATGTCGGATGATGATAGAACCCCTAAAGACATACGCGAAGTAGAAGCTGAGTCGGTGGCCTATATATTGTGCTCAGTGCTTGATCTGCCAGGACTGATTGAATCAAGGGGCTATATTCAAAATTGGTTAGATGGTGCCGAGATATCGGATAAATCAGCACAGCGCATATTCGGTGCTGCTGACAAGATTCTGAAAGCTGGCGCGTAATTAACTGTTAGCCCTACTGGTTAGGGTTAACGGGCGATTATGCCAATTAACCTAAGGACAATCATGGAACACGCAACTATCGAAACCACTACAGCCACCATTGACAATGATCTAATGATTATGCCCGGCCATCTTGCAGCCATTGCCATGTTCGCGGCAAAAAAAGATATCCGGCATTATCTGATGGGCGTATGCATTGATACAGGACCTGCTGGCGCGTTTTTAGTCGCTACTTGCGGCCATGCTATGGCAGTGCATCAGATCGACAATGTGGCTCGGCCTGCTGGTCAACTTATCATGCCACTGGTGCCACTTGCCAGCATGATCAAGGCAAACAGGCGCGTCGGTATCAAACTAACCCTGCCTGCTGGTTTTGCAGGTAAGTATGACAACAATATCCGTGTCAAACGTCAGGTAACGCTTGAATCACTCAAAGGTGAAATTGCCATAGTGCCCGAAATGGACGGTATTTTTCCCGACTGGCGCCGGGTTGCAAAGTATGACGATGCACCATACCCGCAGCAAGTGTTCTTTAATCCTCATTACTTGGTCCGAGTTGCCGATGCTGCTGATCTGATTAGTGAGCGTAAATTTGCCGTCCAAGTGCGCCCAGGTGGCACTGGTGTAGGGTTTGCCACTTTGGACCATGAGGGAAAGACGGTGGCGTATGTTATGCCGATTAGGGGCACCATTGACGATCTGCCTAGCAAACCCACAATGAACTATTGATCAAATAACCCCCCAGCCCTTACCCTGTAAGGGTTTATAGCTATCATTTTAGGAGTTAGCACCATGTATTTTGACCGTTTCGACATTTGCGAAGCTTACTATCTGGCGCTGTCTGACTGCCATGGTGGGCAGTGGTCGCGCGAGTATGCGCGGCTTTGCAAGCTGATGACCTACTTTAAACCGTCACCCATGCTATCGGTGGAATCGTTGGACGATAACGCGCGAGAGATATATGAGAGTGCTTGCGCCCGTATGCTTGGGCGCGCAGCATGAAAAAACTACTCTGGACCCTGATACAAGGACTTATCGGCGCTGCCATTTGGGGCTTACCATTTATCTATCATTTTTGGAGTATGAAGCCATGAAAAAGCAAACTTACGTTCAGGCGCTTATGCGTCAACCAGTAGCATGGATAAAAGCCAGTGCGGCCACGCCTAATGGTCACATGACGCCTATGCATATTTTGCTGCATTATGTGGCGCTTCGCAGAATGGGGGAGATATGAACGACTATGACGATTACCTAAACGATGCCAGGGACCAGGCCCGACTCATGGCCGATGATGGCCCGGACGACTCAGAGCCGGGCATCTGCCCTGCCTGTAATGGCTCGGGAGAGGGCCAACATGAGGGTACTACGTGCTATAGCTGCAAAGGGGCGGGGGAATGCTAGACCACGACATTACCGACAAAATACACCATTTAATGCACCTGTACGCATGGTGCCACCAGGAGGCAATGGAGTACCTGTATTACGAACCGCATGACCCGGTAGACTGGCTCGGCACCCGGTGGGAGGATGAACCATGCTCTTAGCCGCCCTATTTGCTGCCCTGCTGGCGCTGCTGCTTAACCTGTAACGATACTTGAAACGATTATTCCCAACTAATGCCCACCTTGTACTCGGTGGGCTTTTTTACGTCTTCAATCTGCCGTTTGGCATCTTCGAAACCACGCCCCACAATAACCTTGTGACCGATACCCTCTAGGTACGCGATCCAGTCACGCTGCACTGGTGACACCACGCCGCCCGTCTCACGCTTGAGTTCCACCCATAGCAGCCACTCAGGCACGAAAAGGTCGGGCACCCCTGCCTGTACCCCTTCCGCCTTCAACGATGCCCCTTGTGCCATGCTACGACCCCCGCCATTGGGGATTGCAAAGACCCTCACCCCCGGATAACTGCGCCTGAACCATGAGACTAGGCGCACCTGTTCTAAGTGTTCTGATGGCGCGGTCATAGTGCGTTAATTTCCTTGTGGCGTTGTTTGTGGCATGGTTGACAAAGCCACATTACATCTAATGGCTTGTCGTAATCTTCATGATGTGCCAATGAATTTATTTCATTGCACCGACAACATGGTTGTCGAATCAAAATGCCTTTTTTTATGGCTTGGCTTACGCTGTAATGCGCTTTTTGCCTACGCTTATCCTCAGAACGCCAAATTTTAGTAATTTCTGTATTGGCTTTTCTTCTCTCTGGAAATTTGCCACGATTCCTGTCGTACTGGCGCACCTTTTCAAGATTTTTTAAACGATGTTCCATAACGTCATTTTTGTTGCATTCCTTGCATTTGTTGACGTGACCATCAGACATTTTTGGATGTTTATAAAAATCCAATAATGGCTTTGTTATTTTGCATTTAAAGCATTCTTTATACATGGCAATTTCCTGTGTAATATTGCCATTGTACCCGTTTTAATTCTAAAAGGGGATTTCCCAGACCCACAAGGCGCAGCCCCCAGGTTCATTGGCAAACTCTACTGGCGGGGCTTCGCCGAACTCAGCGCATACCCCGTCCGGGCGGTAATGATCGCAGGTATGACAGACCATAGGCGGCTCGGCTCTCAGGGTATTGCGGTAAGTGGTGACGATCTCGGGTTCGGGGTGTCTCATAGTAAAAATCCTCTTTGTTGCATAAAGTCTATTGGATGCTTTGCGCTTTTTTGATTGTTGCATCGTTGGCGCAAAAGCTGAATGTTGTCATCAGTATTTGACCCGCCAAGCGCAAGCGGGACTATGTGGTCAAGGTGGTAATCATTGCCCAATGGTTGCTTACAACATGGGCATTTACCTTTTTGCAGATTGAAAAGTTTAGCGGCTAAGCCTTTAGAAAGAATGCCACCATTTAATCGTTTTTTTGCTTGATAATTTTGGTTTTTAATTCGTATGGCTTCTGCATTAGCAGCACGCCAAACAATTCCTTTTTTCTTACGATTTTCACGATTAGCTGCATATGATGCAGCATCGTTTGCTTTTTTTCTTTCTGGATTTAATTTAATCCATGCAGATTCAGCTTGTTTTTTGCGCTCGGAATTTGCAATATTCCAAGCGGTTCTGCTTGCTTTTTTGCGTT